GTAAACAAAAGAGATGGTAAATATGTCGAGGGCGCTGAGCCAGGCAAAATAATAAACACTGTTACAAATAAATTGTATGACACAATCAGTGTAATACCATGTCATTACAAAAGACAGTATATAGAGTGGGCAGACAGAGGCACAAGTAGTGGTGCACCTGTTGCAATACACGAGGCAGATAGTGATATTGTAAGTCAAACAACTAGAGGTAAAGACTACAAAGATAGATTACCAAATGGTAACTATCTTGATAATACCGCTAATCACTTTGTACTTGTTGTTGGTGGCAATCCAGA